AGAGGAGATGCCAGAGGCTTCTGAGAACATATTGTCCACCTCATGTATCACCTCAAACAAAGATGACGGCATATCGGGGGCAAGTCGGTCAGCCTTAGCATTAGGCATATCGGTAGCCAGTAAGCCACCAGCACGGTTGAGAGCAAAGTTCTTCTCATCCAAGATGCCAGTAAAGCCTGTGAGGGCTGTAGGTGGGTTGACTTGCTTAGAGAGCAAATCAAGGATTTCAGTCATGCGGTTATTGCGTAGTTGTTGCAAGAACACTAGGCGTTGAACCTCAGACTGTCCCCAGTAGTAGTCAAATTGTGGGTTCGGGCAGACTTGCACAAATGGCAACTCGCCCTTCAAGAACATGGATGCACCGGGGCGGTCATAGATGAAGATGTCAGGGTCAGCCATCGTCACGCATTGATAGTCCTGAGTGTCATCATTCCACACCCACAGCTCATACATCTTGACTGTTTCTTCGGCTACACGCGCCTTGTAGCGGTTCATGCCAAAGAGGTCTAGGTTCACGTTGCCGTAGATGGTAGGGTTTGACTGCGACATAATGATGCGGTCAACGCCCTCTGGCAAGTCTTCAGTCTTGGTGTGAACGCTAGTCGTGATGCGCTTGACGATTGACTCGCGCTTGGGATGGGAATACAGCCGGTTGTAAAGCTCAGACTTCGTAATGTAGTAAGTTTGAACAAGGGCTTCTTGCCGGTCTGTATAGGGTGTGTCTTCTCTTAGGACTCCGATACTCGCGGGTTCTACCATGTACGGGTGAATACCGTTGTTGTAGACCAACTTGATGAAAGTCGTGTTGAAGACAAGTGACCAAGTTAGTGCTGAACTAAATACTTGGTCGGCATTGGAGTTAAGCCATTCGTCATTGAGCGCAAGCGTCAGGCGAGGGACTTTGATGTGTTCTTGGTCAGGGACAGATGCCCCTGTATTGATTGAGAAGCGAGTTGTTTCTGCTGAGTAGAGAAACGAGGTTAGCTGGTCAATGTGTGGATAGATTTTGTTGAAGATGGTTGGGGACTCATCTGGTCCTGAACCAAAGAGAAACCAAGAACGCAGAGATGCGTAATCACCTTTGCGCTCTTGCAGGGACACCATGCACTTTTCAATCAAGTCACGGTAGAACTGTTCTCTAAGAAGTTCGTTGGATGGTATCCGCATTATTTCTTCAGACTTAGGTTTTCATGGTCGGCAGTATAACTAGCCATCTTAGGTCCAGTCAAATTTCCCACATCTCTAGGCAAAATGGATACCGCTTCATCACGAACTGGTCTGACCGCATTGCCTCTGAGCAGATTGCCCATACTGTAACGGCTATCGCCTCCCCAGATAGCAGCGTCACCCGGTCTTGGCTCTCTTGGGCGCTCGGCAGCAATCTTGGCTTCTTTCTCAAGTTGCTTCTTGCTTGTCTTGTTCTTACGGGTAAAGAATCCACCTTGGTTCTCGCCCTCGCGTGTGGACTTGATGTCGGTCATGTCAAAGTCCATAGCCAGTTGTTTGACTGTTTTGTCATTCTTCTTGGTCGAGTCGGACATGAGTCCGGGTGCTTGCAAGAAGACAACATACACCTCTTCGGTGCAGTTTTTCATTGGGCATTTGGGTTCTCTACTCTCAAAATACCCGTGTTTGTCGCATTTATAGTCTTTCAGCACAGCCATAGTTATCCCCTTTCAAGTGCTTCATCTAAGGTCTGACCTGAGTAATCCCCACGATTGCTCACCCCTACCTTAATCTTTATCTCCCCGTTGACTAGGTGTAATCCCGTTGTACGGGCTAGTCGGGGCTTTGGTTCGCGTCTGTATTCCACGAACCGAGTCTTGTCTCTGTTTTGCATGACGGCTACTTCGCCTTTTAGCCATGAGTTGTAGCCTTTACTGACTCGAATCTGCATATATTCGGTCAAGGGTTGCACCCGATAAAAAAAGACATCTAGCAAATGTTCTTTGTTGACCCCGCAGAGTTCAGCAAAGAGCTTGACAGAGATGCCTCTGTTTTGGTCTTTGATAAACCGCTTGATGATGCGGAGCAGCTCACGCTTTGGGGTTGTTACTGGCAACATACTCGATGGTGTATCCAATGGATTGCAAGAAGGTCAGAAAGTCTGGCGCTCTGTGTGAGGTAACTATCTCAGGGTTTACCACTATGTGTGAGTCTGAGACAAGTTTGAAAGAAGTGTTGTGGCAACCAAGAAGACGGTTGAAGTCAAAGTCATCATGGAATGTTGGGATGACATTCTCTAGGGAGAAGTCTCGGATAGTCTTCTCAGAGGCGTACTTGATGCCCTTTTCCGCAAAGAGATGGCGCTTCAGGCAAGAGAGCTGCACGTCCTCATTCCAGAGGTGAATGTCTTGGGCATGGTTGTGAACGATGCCATAACGGTTGGGCGCTTCAAGAAAACGCTTGCTACGCAAAGAAAAGCCCCCGTTTTGGACAATTACACGGGGAAATTTGTCGTGCCAAGTGCCTTGGAGTAGGAGCTGGTTGCCCACCATAGCGGCATGGCAAGCACCGCCAATGTAGTCATAGTTGTAGTAATCAGCCTTGAAGTTAGCCCCGTTTAGCACCCATCCATCATCTTGAACTATCAGGCAGTAGTCAGTCTCGATAAAAGCATACAGGCTGTGCATGATAAATATTGAATACATCATGTAGTCAAGGAAGCCAATCTCTTTCCACTCTATGCTCTCAGGAAGGTTATCTGGCTTGGCAATGGACAGTAGTAGTCCCCGTGACCCCGGAAGTTCTTGCATGGATTTCTGAATAGCAAATATTGCAGAAGCCCCATCGTTGTGTCCATAGACCGAGACTATGGTCAGGTTGTTATGTTCCATACACGCCAATCCGTTTGAGGTAATCAGAGACATTGCGACCGACAGCTACCTCTTCAGGGGTCTTGTCTTCTATTGCGCGAGAGACTGCTCGGCTAATCTTCATGCTAATCAGGCGTGGTTGTAGTTGCTCGGCATAGGCAGCGCAAGCCAAAGCAGAGGCAATAACCCTATCGTCCTTGTTGCGACCAGAGGCGGCAATCGAGCCACCCTCACGGGTAATGGTCTTCATCTCTTCAAGGGTTTCCATGTCGTAGACCGCCATCATTCCGCGCTCAAAGTAATCCTTCATGTAGGAGAGCATCCTCTCTTTGGTCTGCACGGTTGTAAGCCAGCCAATAGAGTTGGACATTCCACCCATCGTGTCGTTCCTGCGCCAGATGTAGTTGGACATTGAACCGTAGACATCCATCAGTTGCCGACCAATCTCGCCAGCCATAGCAGCCGCTTGGCGCTTCAAGTTCTTCAGCTCGTTGATAACAGCTTGTCCCGGTCCATTGACTTCCAAGTTCAAGGTTGAATTCTTGTATGCGCCAGCAAGGTGGGCAATCACCCAAGCAAACTGGTAGGTGTTGAGTTCAGAGGTGGCAAAGGCAGCGACTTGCTCCATGCCGTCCGAGTAACAACGATAGACCTGAATACAGAAGCGGTCAGCCCAGTCGCTTGACCCATAAGCAGGGTCAGCACCAATGACGTAGTAGGCGGTGTCTACAGGCTCTTCCCACACTTTTAAGGTAGCCAAGCGCTCAGTAGACTTGACTACTTGTGTGTCTTGGAAGTTAGCCCCAAAGACATAGCGGTAGTTATCAAAGCATAGCTTCTTAGAAATCTTGGCTGCATCCGTACACCTTGCAATAGAGAAGAAGCTAGTGCCAGTCATCACAAAGGCATAGTCCTCAGTCGGTGGAAACTCTTGGTACATCAGACTCTCGTCCTTGATACCTTCCAACATCTTCCAACGCCACCAAGCCATCTGTCTAGAGTTGATTTCAAAGTTGTAGAGCTTCTTAATGTCTTTTGTCCATTCCTTCTCCTCTACGGTTAACTTCCCATCCCAATAGACTTTGTAGATGTCTGAGTCTGGGTCAGCAGAGTAGAACTCATTGCGCCACCAGCCACAGAAGATTGCCTTTTGAGTTCTAGCCCGTTTAGCAGTCGTATACATCTCATGGAACATATTGAAGCCACGGGCGGTAGATTCAAAGATATAGAGG